GTGATCTGATAATTCATAAAGTCACGCACTCTGCGAGCTTGCTCTTCCATTTGCTCATCTGGATCGCCAATGATAATTGACTTAACTGGACCGCCTGATGGGTACAGCTCCGCAATGGCGCGAGCATTAAACTGGGTTGCTGCTTCTGCGATCATTGGGTGGATTACGATAGACAGACCGCGAGTTGCGCGTTCATCTTCGCTTTCGTCAAGGCCACCGTCTGGATCTAGAGTTTTTAATCCTTGCTTGTATCTATGTTCCCATTCGGATCTGGCTTCTTTATCGTTTTCGAAAAAGCCAATAAGCTCCTGCGCCTTTCGGCCAAGCTCGCGTTCATCAATGGTTTCTGCAAGGTTTTGATCGAACTCTGCATTTTCGAGTTCATCCATCATGTCCAACTCTGGATCGCCAATAAGAACATCACCATCTGGAAGTGTCTCAACCATGAGATCGTCGGGTGGAGCGCCTTCGGCAAATGGGATAATGTTTTCTGGTTCAGCCATAGAGCGTCATCCTTCTTGTTTCTACAAAATCGTCATCATCTGGGTCTTCACTATGACCCACAAACCATCCTTTTCGCAACCGTAGCCAAGCCTGTGTGCATGTATCAACAACATCATCATTAGGATGTGCAGGGAACGCCGCGCATATATCAATTAAATCTTTAGCCCATTTTCGGTTGGAAGGGAAGAAAATCCTTCCATCTTCCAAAAGTGCGGAGCTGGCATGGGCGCGAGCTTCCTTATCACGATCTGGACTGTAGGCCAAAACTGGTACGCCAGCCATGCGTAAGTCTTGCAGCAGCGATTGTCCTGACGCCTTCTTTTCGATTAGCACAGCGTCTGGCTCCCACTCTTCGTAAGCCTCTTGAGCCATCCTTCTTAGGTCAGGATAACTTACCTTATCGTACCAGCATTCAAGCACGATGGCGCAATCATGGCCTTGATGTTTAAACACGCCCCAAGTGGTTCTGGCGCTGAAGCTGGAACTTTCCTTTGCTTCGAATGCGGTGTCGTATGATTGCAGAACATATTCGATGTCGGGTAAGTCTTCCTTTTCCCAAGGAACCCACCAGCTTGCCTTTAGGATTCCACCACCTTTTGGCGATGGACGCTGCTGTAGCTGTCCTGCTGCTGCGTAGGTTCCAAGGCTGCGCTCTAGAGTTTTGAGTGTTCTGTCATCAATTCTTTCAGGCCAAAGCAGCTCGCCTTCGGCTGTGCGCGGATCTGAGAAGCCCAGCATTGATTTGCTTGGGGTTGGGTGGCCGATTTCGTATCTGGCAGGCAGGCATAGGTGATCCCACTCATTTCCTAGCTGGTTGGATAGAATATGGCCTGTGAGATCCTGTTCATGGACGCGCTGCATGATGATGACGAAAGCACCAGTGCGCGGATCGTTAAGCCGCGTTTGCATGGCTTGATCCCACCATTCCAGAACGCCTTCACGCACTTTGGAGCTGTCGCTGTCCACTACGTTGTGCGGATCATCGATGCAGATAATGTCACCGCCGTCACCAGTAAGAGCGCCACCCACAGACGTTGCTATGCGGTATCCTGTCTTATCGTTTTCAAATCTTTGCTTTTGGTTCTGATCGCCAGTTAGTTCGAACTTGTCACCAAAGTGGCGCTTGTACCACGGGCTATCGATCAGGCGGCGACACTTGGTGCTGTCTCTGATGGACAGGGAAGAGGCATATGAGGCGTACAGAAACTTCTTGTGGGGCTGGTGGGTCCAAGTCCAAGCTGGCAGCGCAACGGCCACACTGATGGATTTCATGTGGCGTGGCGGCACGTTTATGATCAGGCGTTTGATGTCGCCTTCTGCCACTGCTTGGAGATGATCGCTGATTGCATCGACGTGCCAGTTGTTTTGGAAGTCAACGCCCGGTTCAATCGTCGGCCAAGCTGCTTTCGTAAACTCCCTCAATGATCTGCGGTATTTCTCCGCTCTGACTTGCTCCAGCGTAAGATTGCTCAAAAGCTCTTTCAATTGCACTGAGTTCATTGATGCCGATCCTTGTGAGGTCGAGGGTTATTGTTTTTTCTTCGTGGACTTTTGTTTCTGTTTTATCCACCCACCCTGCGCGGTTCTTTAGATAGAAGATAATGGCCGTATTATCGCGTTCAACAGTGGCATTTTCGAAGAGAGCATTGGTCACTTCTTCTATTCCCATTGCTTCCCCCCTTTTTATAGCGTCCAAAAAATCCACATTCTGTTCCTGAATTTCAAAGAATTTAGAGCGTGAAATTCCCAGAGCAGCAGCGCATTGTTCTTTTGTTAAGCCTTGCGCCATTGCTCTTTCTGCGCGTTGCAGCACTTCTTCTGTGACTTCGAACTTTGGTCTTCCGACAGGGTTCTTTGATTTTTTCTTTGCCATATTGATACCTTTCTAACTTTGAATGTAATTTAGAATTTCAAAAAAAGAAAGACCCGCCGAAGCGGGTCAGTTGTATGAGGTCGAGGCAGGCCACAGGCGTGTGTCTGTCGAGCAGTAATTATTGATAGCGTCTTTAGCTGTTTGGGTACAGAGTTTTTTTGGTGATGGTTTTACACCAACGCGGCCAAGGTCGAGGCGGTCTGCATCCCAGCATGTTTGTACTGTGATGTCTGCGTCTGTGTATCCATCTGAGTGATATGTGAGTGCTTCATCAAGTAGGCGCATTTCTTTATTGGACAGATCGAACCATTGGCCTCTGATTGAGTGTGCATATTTTGCTGCACGATAGCCGTGCTGTGGATCTCTGTTTTCATTTCTGCGTTGTGTGTCGTGCAGGAGTGAGAATAGATCGACAACTTTTGTATTGGCATTTTCTGCTTTTGCAATGTGCCTACCGTTTTGGAACACACGCGCCCAGTGTTGGAAACCGTGATAACCTTGGTGGTTCATTTGGTATTGTTCGTAGCAATGCTTTGCGAATTGTTTATTTACCATGCGAGCATAAACACCAGTACGGCTACGACTAGGATTGCGAAGACTATTCCTGTTGCGATTTCTTTTATCCATCCTTCTGGTTTGAAGTCATAGACATCGACATGGCCACGCAGATTGATTGCGATGTACATTCCTTCTTCGGCTGGCACTTCTCCTGTTTGTGTGTGGACCCAAAGGAAGTCTGAGCCTTTTCTTTTTGAGGAGTTTTCCTGCACCCAATCTGGAAAGGTTGATTTGAAGCCTGTGAATTTCCAAGATTTAACGATCATTTTTTTGTTCCAAACATTTTATTCATTAGTTTTTTGCCTTTGTCGGTTAGTGTTATATTTCTTTGCCGCCTATCGGTTAGATCCATTTCGATATTGATTAATTCGGCTGCTTTGACTTTTCCTCTGCCATTTTCTGACAGTGAGTGCAGCACTCTGTTGACGCAAGATTTTTGCATATCCAATTTGATTATGAGATCCGCGCTATTGATTGGCTGCGTTTTGCAGATTTGTGAGAACACCATCATGTGATTGATTGAGGTTTGGGTGTTATTTAGTGCGGTTGTGAACTCTTTGATTTGAGTTTCGAGCATTTCCATTTGTTTCATTTCATTCCTCTTTGAATATATCTTTTGCCAGATCGATTGGCACTTCGACTGTGCTGGCTCTCAGGTCACACGTCAAACATTTCCGTCTGCGTTTAATTGTCTGAAAGCCATACGTTGAATGTAGCCTTGAGTCTACTGCTATCATTTTTGTTTTGCAGTTTGGACAATGTGAGACTGTATCGTAATTTGGTTCTGTCATTTTTCTGGCCTTGGCTTTGGTCTGACCAGTGTTTTTGATGGTTGTTTACTTACGATACATTGCATTGAGATTTCATTGCCGTAGAGATCATAGAGGTGATCGTATAGTGGCTGCGCGAGATTTTCGTTCATCACTGTTTGGCAATGGCTTTGGCTTTTGAACCAAGCGACTGTTTTGATTTGTTCGCCTTGCAAATTGTATGCGATGATGAGAGCTGTGAAGTATTCAATCATGCTTCCTCCTTCTAAGTTCGTCTGAATATGTCATGCCCTGATCGGCATAGAAGTTTTCTTTTTCGGGGTTCCAGCCTTTCATGGCTTCCCGCGCATTGCGGCAGTCTTGGATGATGAAGACGAGGGCGTGGTAGTCCACGCTCTTGGCGTGGTCTTCCCACTTTTTAAACTCTGCTGCGGTTGCGCCTGACATTACGCTGCCTCCTTTTTGCAGAAGGCATCGTATAGTTTGATGGCTGCTTCGTGCCATTTGGTTTTCATTATTGGGCTTTCGCCTTTGACGTGATGCCAAGTTGGGGTATCGCGTGATGTTCCACATGGAGCTGTGGTTGTGTAGTAGATCAGACCAATATAGGTGTAATGATCTTCGCCATATTTTTTATACAGGATATCTGCGTAGGCGTATTCGGTTCCAGATCCGTGGACGCGACAGATGATATCGAATCCGTTTTTGGTGTATTTCATTCTGCGTATAGACATGTGTTTTCCTCTCTCTCTATAACTAACATATATGCCATCTGGCGAAGATTGCAAGTGGTCAACCCAAATTAATTTTCTTCTGAAAGTTCTGTGAACATAAATTCTTTTGCATCTGACAAGCGCGAGAATAAATGTCCATCGCAGCGCCACGTTTTTGGATCATCACATGAGCGATAGATTTCGATTTGATAATCGCGGCTGTGGCCTTCAATTTTGTAGCAACCTTCATACAATCTTTTTAACTTCAGCATAATGTTTCCTCTCTTAAAATTTGCCAGCGCGGATGTCAGCGATGCGTTGATCGTTATCGAAGTAGTTTACTTCCAAAACTTCTACGCCAGCTTTTTTGATTGCGGCGATGTAAGCCTTGGCTTCTTCGATTGTGTCTTCGCATCCAGCGAAAGATTTGTGCGGTGTTTTAACTTCGTAGCGTGTCATTTTATTTCCTCTCTCTCTTACAATACTAATATATGCCACTTGGCACAGATTACAAGTGTTCCAGATAAAATTAATTACAT